CTGGCGTGCTGATATCGTTATTAGTTAATATGAACGAACCACAAATAATAGAGTATCCATCCAGAGGCAATGGTGGCGTAATCCCTGATCCTAGGATTAAGGGAGAGATGTCAATAGAGGATGCGTTTATGTTTGCGGTGTTAAAAACCGGCATTGTGTACCCCCATGCAATTGGACTGCCAAACAGTGCTAAGCAACATGAAAGACAATATCAAATGATCAAAGAAATAAAAGCACGTTATGATGCACTCAAACAAGCACTTGAACAAAAGAAAGCGACTATCAAACACAAAGACAGAAGACAGATTGCCAAGATAACTAAGAAAATAGGCTCATTTACATACAAGTTTGAGGCTAACACATTACCTGAGTTACTCACCGATGCATACACGTTGGATGATGATTATCTTTTCCAGAGCATTTACCCTCCCAGATCGAAAGGTGATCTTGTGATAAGAAGAACAAGATATAGCGATTATCTTCCACACCTGACATCATATCAAAAAGAACTTATGCTAGATCTGGTGGGTCAAGACTACATATTTGTGCTAAACAAAGTCGTGGCATCACTAGCTGCAGACGACAAGTGGCGCCGGATATATCATGATGCATTGAGATTGGAGATAGCCCCATTCAATGAACTGATGACAGAGCTGACTGACATACTAAAAGCCAACAATGTAGAAGATGGGTGGCAGATGTACGCTGAAGGTAAAAACCTTACTGGACACAGATTGCCGCCTTGGCCTGGATTTGATGCTCTTGAAGAGACTCGTACACTCGCGGAAGGTGGCATACCAAAACACTATCCAGGTGGGTATCAACAACGCTATGCTGAAGTCCTTGCCAATGTACCTGAGAAACAGATGAACAGAATGTCCTTCCGTCAGTATATAGAATCTGGAATCTGGATTACGTCGGGTGCATCTTCTGAAGGAACACTTGAAGTATTAGTCAATGATGGAACAGATTCATTAATAAAAGTCAGATGCAAAAAGAACATGTTGCCCGATGCATATACAATGAGACAGCTCTATGATGGGTGCAAGACGAGCAAAACACAAGTAAGCAAAGCATTCATTAAGCCTGAGACAGGGAAATGTAGAATAGCAGTCTGTAGTGACATATACACATATCTTAAGATGGCATATATAGCATACCGCTCTGGTTTCGCATATCAAAACTGGTCAGACATCACACGCAACTTATCAAATTTACAGAAGATTAAGATGATGAGGAAGATATTGGCTTTGTGCCGCGCAGGGTGTTATGGAATGGCGTGGGATTACAAAGGGTTTGAACGACAAGTAATGACAGCCGATTTGATTGCAATAGTCAATGTATTAGTAACTGAAACTACAAAAACCATTGATCCCAATGACATGCTAGAATGGCAGTGGGTGACACAAAATGTTCTCGAGTCATTCAATCACGCTATTATAATTGCTTTAACTGGCCAAGAATTTACAGTGACAGGAGGTTTGCCTTCAGGATTGTTATTTACATCAGTTTGCGGGGATGGGTACAATAAGACCATGGCTGATACAGCAATGCAAATAGCCGAAAAGCTGACAGCACCTACCACAAATATGGATGATATCAAATTGATGGGAGATGATGCTTCGTACATGTCATTCAATGTTAAATATTTGCAATTGATCGATTATTTGATGATGGCAATTGGAGCTGTAGCAGGCACGGGCAGGTTTGGAATTGTTCGCGGGTCGACAGAATTTTTGAGAGTGAGCTATACACCTAAAGGAGCGAAAGGTTACATGCTTAGATCTATAAGTGGCGTGATAACGGGAAAACCATGGACAGACGCACCCGTATCGCCGATATCTGAGGTCGTGGCAGCTTTGGATGCGATCGACACAGTCAATCGCCGAGGAGGAGACTTGACCCACATCAAAACATCAATACTTACTCATTGGTGTGCGTCCCGACACACAACAATCCAACGAGCATGTGCACCCTTGATACGCGGAGGGCTGGGAATTGGACAGCCTCTACCTGATGTGCAGTTCAATACAAAAATCAAAAAGCCGAAAAGACCAATCAAAATACTTTCTAAGACGACATGGAGACAGGACAAATGGCAACGTGATGCTGAGGAACTCGGTATACCATTGACAACCTTGCAAGCAGCCGCAGTAGCACAGGACGAGTTGCTGGGAATAGTAGGCAGCGACTCATTGCCCAAGGTCGATCAACTCATCAAGAATGAATGGAAAGCCAACATTGCCACTCTTGCTGGACCATCGAAGACATACAAACCATTAGGAGTTACAATCAATTACGAACAGCTCAGAATTGACGCAGAACAATACTATCGTACGGAGTACCCCTACAGAACGAACACCTTTGCTAGTTTTGAAAAAGAAAAAGGCACAATAGAGAAATTGAAAGTGATAGCCAAAGCAGCGGGAGCAAACGTGGATTATGTCCTTGAACAGAGAGTCCCTAGGTATATCAACGCTATCAAACACCAACAAAATATGACCAAAAAAGATGCTGAGGCGTGGTATCTTGGCGACCTCCCTGTATACACAGCACCGTACAATCCCACATGTCATGAGTTTATCAAGCGTGCAACAGCAAATCAGATATCGACAGGAAGAGTACCGAGGGCCAGACTGATAGATGTGTGGATAAGTGTTCAAAAGCACATATTGGAGTATTTTGAGAGGAAGACATCTGACTTTGTCGAGTTGTTCAGCTGGTAAGCAGCACATGTCTGACCGTGGCTCAGAAGGATTGCCACCGATACACACCAGACTCCTGTATATTGGAGATGAAGTGGCTCCGGAGGAGAGCTATTTCCGTTTCATGGGAACCCGTGTGATTTGTCACACAGAGAG